CTGTGCCTGTGGGCGCGGGAGGTGCAGGGGGTGTAGATGGTATGACTGCTAAGCCTGTACCGGGAGTTTGCTCCGGGTTCTGGGCAGGGTTTAGTAAGTTAGCAGCTTGTTGGCCCTTTAGGTTGGCAACAGCACCGATGGGGCCGCCCACTCCAAAGCCAGCAGCAAACGAGTTAATGAGGCGATTGACGCTCTCAGGAGAACTCAAGTCTTGGTCGGAGATACCAAGAAGCAAACCTTCTTGCCCAGCTTCAGTCAAACCCTCAGCAGTACCGCCAACCCCAAAACCTATCGCACCCCGCTTGAGTAACTCTCCGGCACGAGCCGTGCGGCTGGCACCTGCGGGCAGCGCAGCGCGACCACCGCCCCCGAACAAGCGTGCAGCTAACAAAAACTCAGGTAGCGTCTCGAATGCCGCATAAGGTATGCTACCGGCCAATGCTTTGAGGCGAGCATCCGTGTCACTGGCATCAGCACCTTGCTCACGCAATTCCCCGTAAATATCAGCAGCGCCAGTGGAAAGATTTTGAGCGTAGGATGCAGCAACAGCACCGGCTAATCCAGCAGCTTCACGCAGTAGTTTGTTCTCTGCGGCGTTCAAAACTCCACCCGCAATTTTCTTCTGCGCAGCAGCCTTGATGGATTCTTTGAACGCGGATTTACCTAGGAGGCCAGCAAACGCAGCAGTTGCACCAGCAGCGGGGCCACCAACGGCTGTGCCCGCAAGGAAACCTACGCCCGCAGTGGCAATGGACTCAATTAAGTTTGGCCCTTGCTGGGCAAAGTTGGCAACAAACCAGTCAACAACACCACGGTTGGGAGCAGAACCAATGTCTGTGAACTGCCGCTCAAAAGGGCTGGTCTTGCGTAAGTCTTCGGCTTGTTGCTCAACAATACGCTGTCCTGTCTCTTCCGCGCCAGCCAACTGCAAGCCACGGCCTGCCAGCATCTGCATAGAGTCAACACCACGCCCAAAAGATTTAGACGCAAGTCGCCCCATGCTGGGGTTCTTAATTGAATTAAGAAACTGCCCATAAGCCTGCTCATCAAGTGAAACCCAGTCGCCGCCTAGAGGTAAACCCGTACCGGGGCCGCGTAGATAAGACTCGGACTGCAATGCAGTAGCTGCATCGTCGGCAGCAAACGTCAGACCATTGACAAACAACTGTTTGGATGACGGACTAAATGCAATAGACGGGGGTTGCCGCATCTCCGGCATGGTGAACTGGCTTTGCTTAACTAACGCCCGTCCCATAACAGCCATGTCCACAGCAGACGGAGCAAGACCACCCATCCCAATATCTGACGTTGGGCTGTATGGCACATATGGGTTTGGTTCTTCACCTACACCCATACGTTCAAGCATGGGGTTTGCAAAGGAGAGTCCTGCTGTTGCCATTAAATTACCTCACTGTGCATTGAGTCTTTGTTGCGTCGGAATAGGCAAGCCGCTAATTAACTGTGCGGCATTTGATTTTATCTCAATGTTGTCTATTTTTACTGTTGTGCCTGCTGGGTTATACACGTACGGCGGGCCATTAGGGGGTTTTATGATAAGAGTGCCGTCTCCGGCTCCTGTAGGCTTAATGTCCCAGTCGAAGTTAGCCTTTGCCCATTCCAAAGCTAATGCACCATTATTTTTTGTCCGCTCAACTGTAATTTCTCTAATCATCTTAGCCAACTCAGAAGCATTACCTTCCTGAATCTTGTACATAGACTTATACCGTTCTTGCGTCATAAACTTGTTCATCTCTGCACCCGCAGCAGCTTGTTGCTGACGGTAAGTTTGATCAAACGCCAGTCGTGCACTGTTACTTAGTTCAAACGGGGTAACACCTTCTTTGGTTTTCTTACCGTTGACCATAATGTTAAACGTACCGTCTGAGCGAGGCTGGATACCAATAGGCACACCTGCGTACTGTGACCACACAGAGGCAAGGCGACGCGGATCATTAGTAAGAGCAAGCTCTTGGAGTCCTTGCATACCCTCAAGATACACACGCCCTTGCGTAACTTTTAGCTGTTCGTTGCTGACACCTTGTTTAAGTTTAAGTAGTTGAATATCGTAATTGTTTATTACATCGCGCATTCTCATGGCAGTATCAATGCCAGTGGTTGTCCCACTTTGCATATACATTTGGGCAAGACGAGCCGTCTCGTTACGCTGCTGGGTTACAAGGTTTGCTTCCTCTTGAGCCTGTGATGCTACTTGCTGATACGTTTGTGATAACTTCTGATACTCATACGGAATGGACTGCGGGTTACCAAGGTAAAAGTCTGCGTCCGTGCGTACCACAGTTGCGGCAGCAGCAGGAGCAGCAGCAGGAGCAGCGGCAGGAGCAGCGGCAGGAGGGGCAGCAGCGGCAACAGGAGCAGCGGCAGGAGCAGGTGGATTTTTATTAAGCGCCAACGGGTCTGCTTGTAGTGCTGCAATCTGTGCCTCTGTCATATTACCGCCGGGGCGTACCGCTGTAGCAGGAGGAGGAGCAGCTTGTGCTGACGATACTAATCCAGACAAAATAATGTCAATTGGGCCAGCCATTGCGGCTTTGCCTTTTTCACTAGACGCACCCTTGTATCGCTGGAGAGCTAACTCGTAGTTACCACCAGCTTGTTTTAGCATCGCTGCAAATATTTGCGCCCCAGCAGGGATAGCAATATTGGGATCAAATCTTTGTTCGCGGCTTAGACCGTGCGAATCAGCAATTTGTGCAATGCCCAGACCAAACTTCTCACCGCGTGGGGAGACTGCTGTTGGATTGAACGATGACTCAGTACCAAGCAACCGCTTAAACACTACAGGGTCAATGCCGTACTGAATTGCACTTTGTTGGATGAGTGCATCGTATGGCGTGACCTTGTTGTCGTAGGACAGCGCAGTTTTGCTGGGTTTAGTGGGTTTAGTGGGTGTAGTTTTAAATGCTTCGGCTCTAGCTTTAAGTTCTTTAAATCGTTGTTCGTCTTGTGTTCTAGCATCTAGTTTTTCTTCTGGCCCCCTAACGTATTGATCATAGAACGGTGATATGCTAAATCGTGGGCCACGCAAATCGGTAGGGGCTACGTCTGCGCCAGTAACTGCGTTAACAAGACGTCCACCAAAGTTCAAAACTTGTTCGCCAGCCATCGTAACAAGATTTATTGCTCCTGCTGCTGGGGCTTGGACTACATCAAGTAATGCTGTTGGGGCTTTTAATAGTGCTAGTCGATCTCGCTCACGTTGAACTTCACTAGGCGACATCGCTGGCTGGTTACTTCTTAATGCATAAGGGTCTTGTCTTAGCCGAGCCACTTCCTCAGGACTCATGCGGCGCAAACCTAGCCCTTCATTTGCAGCAGGGACAGCAGGAATGGACACACGCGGAGCAACCGCAGGTGCAGGTGCAGCGGCAGGGGGAGGTATAACTTCCACTGGCAACCGGTCTGATTGACTAAACGAAGCAGGGTCTAAAGTTGTTTGAAACTGAGGGGCAGATACTTGGGGTCTTTGTCTAGCAGCATCTTGTGCCATCTTGGCTTTAAATGCAGCAAAGCGATTCTGCTCCTCAATTTTTAATTGATTCTCTTGTGCTACACGTTCGGATTCTTCAGCCGCCCGCATACTGGTCGCAGTTGCACCTGCGTTACTGAGGAATTGTCCTAAGTTCATAGTATTTCCTTGTTAAGCTCTTGCCTTGGATGTACCTGTAATTGAACCAAACAAATCTCCAATGCCTTGTGCTCTGTCTCTTGAACGTCTATCAGCAGCAGCATATTGGTCATATATGTTTTTGTAATCAGCGCCATATCCAGTCTGCATACCGGGCATCATGCTTAGACCAGCTTGCCGAGTCTGTGTACGACCCGCAATCCCAGCGCCAAATCCTTGATCGAAAGCAGTACCCGTGTCTCGACCTGTTGCCAAATCAATACGACGTTCTTCAGATGCGCGACGACTACCCTCAAGACCACGTAAACCTCCCTGACTGGCTGCACCTCTTTTAATTTTAGCGCCAGCGAGTTGGGCTTTTCTAGCACGTTGCAAACCGAAGTACTCGGGATTAAAATACTCAGACTCACCGATAAGGTCTTGTGCTGCCTGTAGTTTCTGGTCAAACAAAGCCTTGTTGCTTACTTGCAATGCACGTAACTCAGCAGTCTGTGCTTCAACTAATTTTTTCTCTTGGTCAGACATGCCGTCGCCTGCAAAATAAGAACCCGCAAGAGCACCAGCGGCGCGAAGCGTCAGATCAGCCAATGCCTTAGGGTCAGTAAATTTTGCTTTAAGCTCGCCCGGAACTGCCGCAAGAGCCTCAGCAAAAGTTTTTGGAGCGGCAGGAGGAGCGGCAGGAGGAGCGGCAGCAGCAGTGGGAGCAGCAGCAGCGGGGGGAGCAGCAGCATTGAAATCTGCTGCTCTACTAGCAACATCCGCAGCAGTTGCTGCTGAGGATGTACCAAAAGCAGCTTCGCTACCTTGTAGTGCATATGCTTTGTCAATATCGGTAAACCCTTGGCTTGCGTTAAGCGAGGATATTGGATCAACCGTAGCATTTGCTGCTGATAGCGTTTGTGTGTCAATTGCACTTGGTATATTACTTAAACCCGGAGCAGCAGCAGCAGTGTCAAAACCCGGAGCAGGAACCATAGAGTTGGTTGTTGCGTTGTAGTCAAACACAGGCGCAGGTGCATCAAGTCGTATCGTAGGGGTATAGTTGTATCCAGCTATACCCCCGCCTATACCTCCCATCAATGCCCCTCGTTCAACATCACCACCCATGATAGAAGCGTTTGCAGCACCAAGTGTTGCACCAACAACTGCGGAACCAGCCGTTGCGCCAATAGCACCGGACAGGCCAATAGAAGCAGCAATTGTCGGGGCAACAAATGGAATTGCAACTACAACAGCAATAGTAACAATAGTTTTTACAGCACTACCCATGATTTTCTCCTATAACGTCATACGAACGTATGAACATGATTTACTGAATCCAAACCGATTTGTGTATATTTTTGCCAAACGCTCAGGTGCATACGCATCAAGAAACTTTATGTCGTTAGCACGCAGCCACTCAAGAATAATGTGCCAGTACGCTGCTTTAAAGCGCATCAACCCATGCCCTGCAAGCGCCATCACATCTGCGCCCTTCTTACCATTGGCGATGTAAAACTGGATGCCCATGACACACGCTGGCTCATTGTTTTCAAAACCAACAAAGACTGCTACAAGTCCGGTAAGAGCAAGAATGTAAATATCCTTTGCGTCAATCTCGTCCTTGGCAATCTCGTTACCACTACATGCTGCTTCAAAATACGGTTCCAGAACAGGCCACAACTCAGTGACCCGCCCCGGCGTTAGCATCTCGATAGACATCGTAGGCATTAGGTTTCCTTGTATTTCTCAACAAGCGTGTCAAAAAATTCTTTACCCTTCATCTCGACTACGCGCTTAGGGATGACATATTCTCCCTCATGTGCGTTGATTAGTACAGAGCCGTCAAACTTCCTTGAGTCTGGGGTCATACCGCCCCGTGCCATTGACGGAACAGCACCACTGGAGACTTGAGCCGCTGAGATTGATGGGCCACCTGCCATTGCGGGGCTACCGCCTTGCATCATGTTTTGTCCACCTAAATCGCCCTGTGCAGCACGTGCAGCCAGCAAAAGAATAAAGATAAGCCCTTGATCGTATTGCGGTGGCAAGTCTTGCTCTGTAGTGATGCCCTGCTGTATAGCAAAGTTGCGGACGTAGGGATACATCTCTGGATTTTGCGCAGCAACAGTTGCTAACTGGACAATAGTGTTAAGTTCTTGTTGCGTTAGTGCTCCGCTTTGAAGTTCTTGCATAATGACTTGTCGAATCTTAGCCATTTCTTGCGGACGCTGCGTAGCAAACTGATTAATTTGCATCTCCAACATTTGCGGCGACATTGGGCCTTGTGTACCGTTTGGGTTTACTCCTACATTTGTAGGCGGTGACATACTGCTCATAGGTTGAGGCATACCGCCCATGCCAACCATACCACCTTGCTGATACGAGGGTGCAAAAGTACCCATGCTAGTCATGCCAGATGAAAGACCTGTAACTTGCGGTGCGTTTTGCATTGGCGGGGTTGCGGTTGTAGAACCTATAGTTAAGATGCTTGCCAAAGCTGGCGGCAAATCAAGTGACGTTGTGGAGGGTGGATAAAACATATTCAGCCTTTCAGTTGGTTGATAAGCGTATTTACAGTGAGTTGCAAAGACGTTACGTCATTAGCAAGTTGTTGCACATTAACAATTAATTTATTGTAATCCTCAATGCTAGGCACATTTACTCCGCTTATTGTAAAGCCTGCGCCAATAGCTGTAACACGAGTCATTGTCTGCGTTGCGGGGTTAGCTACGGTTATCTGCCCGCCAAGGACTGCACGAGTTGCATTGCCTGAACCACGTGATCCAATCAACAACTCAACATTTTCCTTAAGCGCATAAATTGTGCTAGATTGCGAGTCAGTCAACCCGCTTTGCGGGATGTTGGGGATAGCAGAAAAACGTGAATTTCGTGTTGCCATCACACATCTCGCAATCCGTAAGGGGTTTCCCCGAGGTAAATAGCACGAACTCGGATGTCGCCTTCTACGCTAACTTCGAACTTGTCTGCGCGATACCCAGTGGGCAATCGAAACACATTAGAGTTTGAAACAGTTGTTGTCAATATAAGTTCTTTGTCTGCCCACAGGTAAAACGTAATGTTGTCAGCAGCATCCCAAATATCGGTAACAGATTCCCATACCGTTGTTGATGAATCCCACACCGTCGATACCGTAGCGTAATCAGCCACAACACGCGCCGCGCCAAGGTTAATCATATCCTTGGTGGTAATGACTTTTGATTTCCACTCCATTGCAACAGCGGGTTGGTTTAAGTCGTTCCACTTGTAGATGTCACCATTTACACCGCTGACGTAATACACAACACCATCAATAGCATCGTAGTATGAAGTTGTAAAAGTGTAGTCAGCATCTACAAAAAACCCACCGGCTTTGGCATCTTGCTCGAAGATAAACGCCCCGGTTGAGTGCGCTGCAAAATAGTTATCACCGTAATACTCAGCAATAACGGTTGCTGGGTCAAGCGCAGATGTCCATGTGTCGTTGTTATACAGCAACTTAGTGATGATAGCTGTTCCGGCACTAACAGCGTATACTGCCAGTCCGTCGTGTGTAGAATACACGACGCCGTATCCCATCGTCACCATGCTGTTTTTATTTAAGCATGGAAAGTTAGCATCAATACGCTGGGTGGACATGCCGTTGGCAGGGTCAGACCCCGACACAATAAACGGATATGACTCTGTTGTCACTAATGCAGAGCCATTAATTGCAGCGATACCTACAATATTATATTCAAGGTTAACCGAGTAGCTTTCAGGCCATGCGTGTGGCGCACCCGGCTCAGAAAAATATAAAGTATTACCAACAAATCCTATAAGAATGTTGTTCTGGATGGCGGTCAGTCCTTGCAAATCTTCGGGCGGCGCATCAAATTCATCAGTGCCAAGGATGCTAAACAAGTTACGAGACTCAAAGTCATCTGTAAAGTCATACGTGCTGTCCCCCCAGTACCGTGCAGTTGTGGTTGGCGGATTCTCTGAAACGTCGTGATACATCGTGCCCGCAACTACCAGTGTGTTTGCAACATCCCCAGCCACCTGCGCATACTCAAATGTGTAGTCGTCAATGACATCAGTAACAATGCCGCCCGTAATATCGAACGAAGCCACAGTGCAGCTACTAATCTTAAAGCGATCATCAAGGCCAAGATTGTGCGGAAAAACTAAAGCTACACGAGACACATTACTGGTTCGTTCCACAGATGCTAGGGTAGTGGGAAACCACAGTTCACTAAGCAAAAAATAATCTGTGCCCGATGTCGTTGCTAAAGTGCGATAGAGTTTTACACCACGCACAAAGTTATCACCCGAAGGTTTGGCTGTTGGTAGACTTGATACCGTGACAATCTGCCCTTCTTTAATAAACAAGTTGGCGGATGGTTTAGCTGCAATGGACTCTTCTTCCCACGGTGTATACCATGTGTAAACATAAGAACGCGCTTGAGTTAAACCACCAAGATCAACTTTGGCAGTTGTAAACGCAATAGGTGTGCCTGATGATCCGATCTGAAAACCGGGGCTGAAGTACGTAAATGTAGTGGTGCTTGTGACAGTACACTCTACGTTGGTTGCGTTGAAACTTGCAAGGTTTAAATTAACATTCCCACTAGTGGTAGCTGCCGAAACGGCTATAACGTCAAACGTATTTGCTGCCACATTGCTAACTGTGTATGTCCCGTCTGTAGCTGTGCCGGACAAAAAGTCAAGCGAGATCGACACACCATTTGCCAACCCGTGAGCGGTGATGGTCATATTAATTGTAGTTGTGCCCGCTTGGTTGTATGTTCCCGCCAAAAAGGTAAACGCTGTCAGCGAAATAAATCTACCGGACGCTAAATCATGTGCCGCACTGGTTGTAATCGTTGCGACGTTGCCTGCGTCACGAAAAAAGTTTGTCGTCGTCTTTGTTGTAAATGTTGTTGCCGCTGTTGTAAGCACCGTAGTTGGTAGTGGTAACCCTAAGTCGTAATACGTCACTGGATATGGCTCCGCGCCAGTGGTTGCCAACTCGTAGTTACTAACTTTGGGCGCTCCATCGCCAGAGTAGTAAAACCGCTGCTCGTCTTTGTCGGTTTTAGATGCAATAGCAATGTCTACATCAGTAAGCCACGACAACCATGCTTTTACAGCAGTCGTGGGATCACGTAGCGCAAACAGCGTTTTAATCGTGCCTGTACGGACTGTGTTGTCAACAACAACAGGTTGTGGGTAGGGAATAAGATCACCCGAGTACAACTTGCAATTGTTTGCAATTTGCGCAGCCGTGTTTGGCAACAACTCCGGGCTTATCTTGGGAGCCGTGCCAAGGAAGTTGGTGATCTTAATTGCTGCCATTTAGACGTTCCGTTCAAAGTGTGGGCAATCTACAAGAGACTTGAAGTTACCGCCCCAACGGTTCTTAGGATACAGGCTTTCCCAGTAAGTGCCAAGGGGGGCAAGGATCTCCTTGTCCCAGATGATTTTACCGTCTTTGAAGAAGTTTAGGTCGATAGCGCATCGTTTTAAATGGACGCTGTTCAATGTCTTTGAGCGCCCCGTCTTTACGTAAATAGCTTGCTGCTCAGGGGTACGTGTTAGTTCGCCACCCGTAACCATGAAGCCTTGATCGGTGGCGTATTGAATTAGTTTGCAGGCGTCTAATAAAAACGCGGCTTGTTCTTGGCTAAGGCTCATTTTTTATTCCTCATTTCTGCCAGTTTTTCAATAGTCCTACCGCCAAAGTACGCACCCATGATGAGCATACCCCACTGCCCAAGCAGATTGACGTAGGACTCATTGGCGTTATACCCAAAGGCAGACATCATGCTAAACAGAAAGTAACCTACAAAAATAGCTATAAGACTCATTGGGCGAATGTTCTTGGATAGCCAAGAGTCGGATGCCATGTCAGCGTTCCAACGGGTAGAAACATTGTTCTCCTCGTTGGCCTGAGCCGCCAACAGCGCCGTGAGTTCTTCTTGCTCAAGCCGTGCCTTCTCAATGCCAAGTTCAAGCAGACGTTCTTCGTGGTCGTATTGAAGTTGACGTAGCTTTGTTACATCCTCAGGTGTAGGGTTGTCGGGAATTTTTACCCCAAGAGTTTTCTCAACAACTTCTTTGCCTTTGGCTTGAATTGCAGATGACAGAAGGCCCAAACCATTTTCAGCCAGCGTGCCTAGTAGTGCGCCTAAGATTGGAATCATTTACTCTCTCCTTGTTTCTTTTGTTCGTCTTCAAGTTGTTTCTGCATCTTGTTAAACCTGCGTATGGATATTTCTACCATTGCCCGCTGCTCAACTGTTTCCATGTACACCCAAACGCAAAAGGGCACTGCCAACAAAATAATCATTGACAAGACTACCAAGACGATGACGAACGTCGTGTCATCGCTATTGTGATTAGAAGACCCCATATCTCCAATGCCATGATAAAAATTACGACAAAGTACAACGCTCTATCTTGCCACTTAGAGATGACTAAATTTCGTTCGTGCCTTGCAATTGCCCTTTGCGCCTCCTCTTTTGCTCTTGCTACTTCTTGCTCTTTTCTAATCTGTACCCGCATTGCTTCAAAACGTGTCCATATATTACCAAGTTCGGGAGGAGTCTGGTAAACCATCATCTCTCGTAACTCAACTTGCAACGATTCAAGTTTTGTCCGAACCATTACACGCTGTAATGCACGACGACTTGCAGATACCTCTCCTCTGTAGACCTCGGTTGACTTTTTTTCTTCCTCGTAGAACAGCGCCTCAACTTGGTCAACCGTGTCAAAAAAAGTACCAAGATGCTGTCCAAGCTCCCCAAGCACACTACTTGGGTCTGCTTTAGCAATCTCTTTAACACGTTCCTTTTCTTTTTCGTACTGCGCTACCTGTACTTTAGATAATTTCTTACCCGCAAACTGCTGTTGTAAGTCATCCAGAATTTCCTGAACATTACCTGCCGCACTCTTTACATCCTTATAAAGTTGACACCCCTTCTTGACCGCTGAAACAGCGGCACTAGCCATTGCCAGTAAAGTAAGGGGATCAATTTTATAACTCCTAAAGTTTTATTACATAAAAAACGCAAGGAAATTTCCTGCGCCAGCCGTAAAAATCCAACCTGAGTTGTTGCCTGCATTAACGTTTGTTGTTGCAGTTGCATCATATTGCGCAACACCAGTAGCGTTGCAGTCTTGAATTGAAAGAAAGGTTACGGTGTTTAGGCCGCTTGTATTTGATAGCGTTGCTTGCACTCCAGATGATGTGCTCCGCAAATATTTTAAGTTTGTGCCAGACGTAACAAATCTTTCACCATCGAGTGTGCTAGTTACTCCATCTTTAAGTTGGAGCGTTCCGTTTATCATAGTTAGCGTTCGATAAATATATAAAGCATCTTGACACGCCCAAGTACCGCCAATTCCATTAAACGTAAGAGCAAGATTTAGTTGTTGTCCGTTAAAAGTAATAGTCTTTGTTCCACTTGTTGCGCCAAACGTCAAACCAGCTGCTGCATAGTTAACTGTCATTGCCGAAGCAAGCGTTAAGTTTCCATAGATTGTTCCACTTGGCCCTTGCAACGTTCCTGTAAAACCTGTAAAGTTAACATTTCTTGCTGTATATCCAACAGTTCCTAAAAAACTCAACGAATAATTTCCAATAGGAAAATTAAAACTGATGGAGTTTGCTTCAGATAGTGTGCCTACGTATATAGCAACAGATGTAGGCCACACCGCACTAGTATTTATATTAACTACTTGAGTGCCCGTTGTGGTTAAGCCTGTCGTAGTGGTAGTGTCCCAGCACGATGCACTACCCACACAATTTATGTTGCCTGTACCAAAAGCAATTGTTCTTGTGTTTGAGTTAGTTGAAGAGAAAACACCTACAGTTAATGTAAAGCTGCTTAGGTCTAACGTGCCGTTGTCTAGTCTTACTTGGTTTCCTGTACCTGTTGTTAAATTATCTTGAAGTTGCCACGTTCCACCTACACCACTAAATATAAGAGGGAAAGGCATTGTCTTTGTGTTTGAAGCTATGGTTTTTGTTCCACTTGTTGCACCAAACGTTAGAGTATTGCTCGAAACCGTCATTGTCATTCCAGAAGAAAGCGTTAAGTTTCCATAAATTGTTGTAATGCCTGTAGCAGCCCACGTTCCCGTAAAAGATGAATTAAAAAGAACATTTCTTGCTGTATCCTGCGTAAACCCATTTAAAAACGTCAACGTATAAGTTCCATTAGTAAAAGTAAAACTGATGGAGTTTGCTTCAGATAATAGACCGGGAAAAACTGATGTTGCAGTAGAGCCGGGATTGTTTATGGTAACTGCTTGAGTGCCTGTTGTGGTAAGGTTTGTTATGGTGTTAGTAGTCCACACAGTACCACCTGAAATGCTATTACAAGCAATACTACCCGTACCAAAAGCAATTGTTCTGGTGTTTGAGTTAGATGAACTAAATGTGCCTGTGTTTAAAACAAATGATCCGAGACTTAATGTCCCATTAGTAAGTATTGTTGCTCTAGTTACGCCTGTTGTAAAAGCACTTGCTAAAACAACCGTACCACCTACACTATCAATTGTGATAGGCTGAGTAAATGACCTACCAGCACTTGTAATAGTCTGTGTAGTTAGACCACCAAAAGTAAGAGTGCCTGAACCACTTATTGTTATTCCTGTGCCGTTTGTCCAATTTCCATGAATTACGATGCTTGTTCGCGTTGATGTTGCCAACGTCATAAGGTTTGTCGTTCTCAACGACATGTCTATTGTGCCAATGTGGTAGTCATCGTTAATAGTTGTTGTTGCAGTAGATGCGGGATAAGTTGCCGCAGGAAATACAGCGGTATCTTGTGCTAGTGGAAACATGGTCGCATTTAATGCGCCACCTGATGTAGAAGACCAAGAACCTGAACCTGTTGCACCCCAATCAGCATTTCCTGTTTGACGATAGTAAACAGTCTTAGCCGTAGTAAAAGTTATATTGGTATTGCCTTTGTGATTGCCTAATCGAGTACCTGTAAATGGGGCTGCTGCACCACTCCCAACAATATCTTTAAAATCAACATCAGTTAAAGATACTGTTCCGCAAATTAATGTTCGCGCAGTACCAGAAGTGTTAGACAGAATCCGCATTCGATATGCAGAAGCAGTACCAGCACTTACTGTAAATATGCCATTAATTGTCTGGTTTGCGCTAAAAGAAAATGCGCCAAGACCAACAGTCGTTCTACCTGCTATGGTTAGGTTGTTAAACGTGTTTGCGCCTGACATTCCTGCTAATAATGCTACTAGTGCGTTAGATGTAAAAGATACGTTGTAAAAAGTTTTACCACCCCCAGCAAAAAAAGCAGCAACGCTAGTACAACTAATGTTTGATGTTCCAGCGTTAAGTGTTAAATTTGTACTAGTTGCCGTTGCCCAAGGGAAATTTACATTACTCAAGGTAACTGTTGATGCATTTAAACTAAGTGTTCTTACGTTTGAGTTACTTGAAGATATGCTGTCTGCGGTAACAGCATAGTTGCTTGTAGATGTAGAGAATGTTCCAGCGGTAAGTGTTAGTACCTGACAAGTCAACGCAGAACCGAGCGTCCACCCCCCACCAGTACCATTAAAAGTAACTGATCCACTAACCGCAATACCATTAGTTGTTATTGTTTTACCAGTTGATGTAGCGTTAAAGGTTATTGTTCCACCAATTCCATTGACAAAGTTTGTAGCTTGAAATGTAAGACTACCTGATACTGTCAATGCAATACCCCCACCAGAAAGCGTCATTATTCCATCAAGACCCGATGCTGTGAAGTCATTACACACCCTTGGCGAACCTGCCATAGTGATTGTAAATGCAGTTATTCCTACGTTTGAGTTTGCATCAAAGAATACATTATCTGCCGCTGTTGGGACAGACGCACCGGGAGCACCGCCTGAGAACGCAGCCCAGTTAGATGTGCTTGCGCTATCCCATACCCCTCCACCAAGAACCCAATATCTGTTAGCCATTACGCCTCCTCAGATGGGAGTGCAGTTACTATGGCAATCCAGTTATCAAACCTTTGCTGTTGCATAGCGTTGATTTCATCTTGAGTTAGTTCGTGGTCATCTTCTAACCACAAAGCATCTGAAAATGTGCCGTGTTGGGATGGGAACGAGAAGTCTATTTTTACCATATTAAGCCTGTGTGACTACTGCAATTACATCCCAACGAGTGTTGTTGGCGTTATAAAGACAACCTATATAACTTGTTTTATTGACGGTTGTTGCTGTTGGTAAAATTATCCCAATGGGAGTATAGGTAGCGTTCCAAGTTAACGTTCTGCTTGTGCCGTTATCTAAAAATCGAAACAGTAGTCTAGTACCGTCAACAGGCGTTCCTGTTGGAGCATTAATAGTAAGTGTTGCCGCCAATGCTGTGTAGGCAAAAACATCAGCGGTTGCAACGCTAGGCGTTAATGTTGATGCTGATGCTGCCGAAGTAACTCTTAGGTCAATACGCTTGTTTGTTAGTGTCTCTGTGCCAGCAAGCGTTGCTAATGTGCCTGTTGTTGGTAAAGTGACGGAGGTCGTGCCGGAAGTTGTAAGTGTCAGGGCATGGCTACCAGAACGAGTTAGTGTGGCTGCTGCGTTATTTATAACGCCCGTGCCGCCGGATGCTGCCCCTATAGCTGTAGATGCTGTAAGTGTGGTAAATGCTCCGGCAGCAGGAGTAGTACTCCCAACCGACATGTTGTTAATAGTTCCCCCGGTCAACGTTGCACCAGATGAGGCAAGTGTGTTAAGCGTAGCAGTAGAAGAAGCACCTAAAGTGGTAAACGCACCAGCAGCAGTCGTGACACCCCCGATAGCAGTGCCGTCAATTGTGCCAGCATCAATATCTACTTTAGTAATATTAACTTCACCAGTGCCGTTAGGTGTTAAATCAATATTTCCATTGGTATCAGTAGAGATAATGGCGTTACCGTTAAGCTCTAGGTTATCAACGTCAACTTCAGAAAACTTAGCCGTCGATGGCGTTGTAGCTCCAATAGTTGTGCCGTCAATTGTTCCACCTGTAATAGCAACAGTAGTAGTAAGTCCTACATTAAGATTAGTGAGGTTGTCATCCATCTCCGCATTTGTTAGCGGAGACCCTTTACCTGCTCTAGTTAAAATAACTGCCATGTGCTACCCCTTAGGATAAAGTAATTGTCCAAGTAATAACCATCGAGTCAACACTTGCTTTATTAACAACAGCAAAAACTGTTCGGCAAAGCATTGTGCCAGCGGAGACCGCATTAAATACACCTGCTTCAGTAACAGCGCCAGTTCCCACGCCCGCACCAAATGTAGCCACATAAACAACATTCTGGTTTGCGGCTCCGCTAACAGTAGTGCTATCTAAAGCTTGGCGGCTACCTAACAAATTTCCAAGGTCGGTATCTGCTGCCAAGGCGATTGATGTGCCTGACCCTATACCCATGTGGCTCATCACACCCGAGGCTACTCCAACCATTCGGCTAGTGATATAGCCTAGCCCTGTGTTTACCACAAGATTAGGAATGTAGCGCGACTCTTTAATTTTCCCGGTATTATCAGTTAATACAATACTAAGTTGTCCACTCAACAAGATATTTTCAACGTTATTCATAGTAGTTACCTTTAAGAGAAAGCACGAGATTCACCTACGTAATCTTCGGAAAAATATGTTGAGTCAACAAAATAATTTTGATTGCATAAAAGCCCAGAGCTAGATACCAAAGGGGTATCGGTTAATATTTTTGCCATTGCGGTAATGTAATTTTCACTAGTCGTAATTGGTTCCGAAATAGCTTTAAATAATGTGTAGATTTTTCCCAGAGCACTTACATAATCTCCGTTGTCAACAAGATAATTTTGACTAAAATAAAGTTGACCCCCATCATCTAAGGCTATGCTTTCGGTTAAAATTTTGTTGGGAGCAACACTTATAATTTCTGATGTTAACGCAGGATCGGCTAAAGATTTTGTTGTTGCGCGATTTAAATTTTCCGCAGTAGTAACAGTGTCAGTTAATAACTTAATTATTAAAAAATCCCCGATTGCAACAACAAGACGTTTTGAAAGTGCTACTGTTTGTAATTTTATATTTAACGTAGTCGTAGCCATACGCTGAGATAAAGTCCTCAGAGATAAACGGATAGAACTGGTTACGGTCTTTAATTTCATGTGAAATCTTCTCGGACTGTAAACTGCAACAGATCAAAAATAGTCTCCCGTAAGGTAGACGCCAATACGATCTCAACTTCGCCTTCATACTCCCCGGCGGCAATATCTAAGTCTGTAGTTTGCCACGCAAGAACTGCAATTCCATTCGTAGCTGGAGCAGGGATAGTAGCGTTACGACTTAATAAAACTGTAGTAGTGTCTACCGCACGAAGATGTAGTGTGACAGTTGCCCCAGTTAAATCAACAGCAGCCCCAGTAAGGCTATCAGTAAGTGTAAACCGAAGTTGTGGGCCAGTATCGTTGCGTACAAGTTTAATTGTAGACATATCAGGCTCCAAAGGGTTGCATCTGTACCCGCATCATACCGCGAGAATTGCTAAGATTTGCCCTTGCTCTGCGCTCTGCGCTTTGCGCAAGAAACTGTTTAGCATGATAGGCAGCCAACTCCCTATCAGACCAGTTTGTGTTAGGTAGCACTAATAATTGCTGTAGTGCACCATGCATAATAACATCTTCAAGATCATCAAACACTACCTCATCCATATCTGTAGCAGAGCGTGTAGGTTTTAGCGCGTAAAACATCCGCACAGAATACGTGCGCTCTGCATCTGGTAGTGGCAATATAGCAAATTCGTTTGGAGAAATTTGTGTAATAGAGCGGGGTTCCGAACCAAACTCTGCAATGTTTGCGCTTGTTGTGTACTTATCCGCCCATGCAGGATACAGCGCTAACGCTTTATCAAGCGGTAAAACTTCTAGCGGCCCGTCGTTCATTAAAGTACTAAACACCGCATGAACTTGTGTATCAGCAGGTTTACGATACGTGTATACATATGTGCCGGGTGTCAGATCAAACACAGGCTGCTGATACCGATATACCAAAGTTTTTTCACAAGCTTTAATTGCAGCATCTCGGATATATTGGACTACTGTTTGATTGGGGCATCCCGGCACACTTGGTAGTAGCCGCGTAGTAAGCGAAGAAAAACTACGTGTAGCCATTAGATTACCTGTCTCGGGTCAAGCCCGCCTTCTTCAACGTCTGTAATTATACGGGTTTGAAGTCCAGCGCCTAAACCTTGTACAAACACATCCAAGAACAATTTAGCACGCCCAGAATTTACGTGCTCGTTATCAACAGACTCCGCTAAAAACACAGTACCTTCAACTACGGAAGTAAGATATGCGTCGGGTAGTAATAAAATAGTATCGTTAAGTCCATAAGTTATGGGCGACTGTGCGTACTCTCCAACAAGTTCAATACCCGAAATAGGGCGAGGGTAGACAAAAAATTTATTGGGGTTACGCACATGCCGCATAAAATTTATGGGCGTGCCCGACGATTCGCTAACCCAATTAGGATACATCCTGTCCAAAGTTTCTTTTGACACTTCAGTTACAGCATCTCCGTCCGTTACTTGAAAAATTTGCATTAGTCGTACAGAATCTGTTGGACAACTTTGTAGTGTTGTATCTGCCACAGTTGTAAAATCTGTAATAAAAGAAAACAAATCCGGGCGAAGAACCACCATCTTTTTTAAAGTTTGATTTACAAAACCAAGTAACACAACATCGCTATAGCGAAATGTCGCTGTGTTGTCTTGGATTAAATTTCTAACTTCGGTGATGACTTCGCTCGGTGTCATTTTGGCATTCCTCTAGCAGCTTCTTCAGCTAACTCAGGCGGGGTGTACGGCGGAGCTTCAGGAATTTCCGCAGTCGTTAAATCAAGCGTACCTCTTTTTTTACGTCCGGTAGGCTTATCTCCTTCTGCAATTTGTTGTACAACAGCAGGTGGAATGAATCGTTCTGGGTATGCAACTTCTTCAGATATGACTTCACACTCAGGATTCTTTGCCAGAATCGGGTTGAAGTCATAGATAAAGCCGTCTGCTTTAACCCGAATAAACATCTTGCTCATTTTTTAGCCTTCTTAACTACGCCGCTTTTTTTCATGCTGGGTTTTTTTACCATGCCACCTTTGGCATAGCCGCGTACATCAACGCTATTCTTAATAGCATCTTTTTTCATTTCGTCTAAAGATTTTTCTTTTGCTTTAATGGGCATATCAAACTCCTTTGGTTACGATTGCAATAATGACACCCGCCATCCCCATGATGAGAGTGCCTGCTGCTTTGATAAGCAGTTTCTCTAAACGGTCAACACGAGATATAAACGTGTTGTACCGCTCTGCACAAATTGCTTCGTGCGTTATTAGTTTGTTCTCAACCTCATTTGCCGTTGTCATATTACATGCCTTCTCCGGGAGTTACGTACACTACCGAAGTACCAGAAGCGGTCTTGCCAGTAAAAAATGATCCTGCTGGGAATCCGAGAACAGTAACAGAAGCCGGAGCAAGTGGAACTGCGCCTGCGCCAATTGTCGCTGCTTTAGTCTTAGCCGTTGCATCGTCTACTCCAACACCTAATAGTACGACTTCTGTCCCTACATTATGTACCCTGTACTGATACGCTGGGCGTGTAGTAGGGGCAGAGGACGGAGCTTGCGCAGATGTTGGGACAGTAGTAGCTGCGGTAAATGTTACCGTGAGGCCCAGAGGGCTGAAGGCAAGTGCGGCTGCGGGCATATCAAATTCCTTTAATTAAGTTAACGATACTTTGCGGTTTTTGCGGCAACCGTTTTGGGTTGGGCTACGAATTGTTTTCCGGC